ATTTAGTTTTATTGTGGAAACTCAGCTCCTGTTGGTAATACATTGAAGTCCAACACAATGAATTCAGCTGCTCTTGCAGGTTGGATGAAAATCTTACCTACTAACTGATTTCTATCAATTACTTCCGGTGTATTTACTGTTTCATCCACTACCACTCTATAAGCGAATAATCCTTGTCTTTGTTGAACCCCATCGAGATATGGATTTACAAGTGCTAAGAAGTTATCTCTTGTTTCTGTTGTGTTTTGTTCGAATACCAAGAATCTTGAACTTGAAGAAATAAACTTCTTAAGATTGATAAGTAATCTTCTAACATTGATTCTATCCAATGCCGATGCTCTTACCTGTAATGTCTTCTGTCCGTATGCTACGATACCTTGTCCAGGGAAGGATACGATTGGGTTTACTTTACCATTGTAAAGTTTATCCATATCTTCTCTCTTCAATCTCTTGTAAAGGTTGATTGCTTCTGTAATACCACCTCTGTTCAATCCAGCAGGTGCAAACCACTCAGCTGCAACACTATCGTTGAATGCGTAAACACCACTCATTACAACCGAAGGTGGAACCCATAATGGTTTGTTTGTAGTTTGATCGATTATTTGAACCCAGCTATAATATGTTCCCATGTAAGAGGAATCATATGTTGCAGCGTATCCAACCACCGTATCAATAGAATCATCTAACCATCCTAAGTCAGCGATATAAAAAGCATCTGCTCTATCTTCTACAATTTCTTTTGCTCTACTTACAACGGATGAACCGTATGTTTGAGTTACACCAGGTGTTACTAATACATTGTAATCAAATTCCAACGGATTTGAGATAGCGTTTAGTGCTTTGATAAATGCTACTGAACCACTTGATGCTGAGTTTGTTAAATCCAATCCACCAACGTTAGAAGCATCCGTTACCTGTGTTCCAACTTCTTTTGGTTTGTTTGGAGTTCCAGCATCAAAACCACCTTGGAAACCAAGTGTAAATCTTCTGTTTACTTGGAATGTGGATGATGTTGCCGAAGTTTCAAACATATCCGATGGAAGTGAGAAAGCGGATGATGTAGTTGATGCACTAATATTATCATCAAGAGGTGCTAAGTAATGTGCCCAATTTGTTGAACCATCAAAGTTGATACCAAAATGAGTTTTGGAAGAACCGGTTACATCACCACCAGCACTTAACAATGGAAGATCAGGAACAAGTGCGTTAGCGAATGGTTTTACATATCCTCTAAATCCACCAGGAACAACTGTTGTAGGAAGAGCATCTGAATTACTTGCCATTTCAACTCTAATGTATTGAGATTTGTTCTCATAAGTTCCGTTTGTAGTTAAGTTACCAGAAGAATCAACTGTGATATATCTATCACCAATTTTTCTTGATACGTAATTTGCGGAAGCTGGATCTAATGTACAAGCGTTGAATACTTCCAACACATTTGGTCTTAAATCTGTATCATTCAATGCTCTAACTAACACATCGAATACACCGTATGTTCCACCTGTTTCAGATGGTCTTTTTACGTTTTGAATAGAAATTTTTACATCTGTGTTTGTATCTGCACCTGTGGATAATCTATGTAATTTAAATATATCGTAAATGTTTCCGTTCACATTCTGTGATGTGATCCATGATGTAGAACCACCAACAGGTTCATCGTTATTTCCACCATCGAAATCAAGTGAAACAGAACCACTACTTAAAGCAAATCCACTACCACCTGTTATTGTTTGGAAAGATTCAGAGTTTGTTGTTTGGAAATGTGAGTAAACATATGCTCCTTTTGTTCCCAATGGATTAGTTCCAAATACTTTTGTGAAGTAGGATTCACTTAATGGATTGAAAGAAGCTGTTACAATTCCAATACCCGATCCACTTAAATGAACAACAGAACCATCGGATGATGTATTGAAAGTTCCAATATTAATAGTTGTTCCTTCATTAGATGGTGCAAGGAATACAGAGGAAGTTACAGAACCGGTAGCGACTGTTAATCTTATACCAGTATGGGAATAACCCCCTAATTCACCCACTCTAACAACAGTTATAGTGTTTGAATTTTGTAATACGTTTCTTACTGCATATGATGCATAATATTTTTCGTTTTCCCCACCAAATACTTCTCTAAACTGCTCAATTGAACTTACAGTTGTTGGTACAAACGCAGGTCCTTTTGAAAAAGTTCCTACAACTGCTGTTCCTATTTCTGCTATTCCTTGTGGTAAAAATGATAAATCGTTTTCTTGTGTAAATACACCGGGTGATACAAACTTTTCAGCCATTTAGTTCTCCAAATGTTGGTTTTTATATAAATATAAATATATAACCATTAAAATTAATTTTTGAAAAAAAAACTTATGGTGTTACAAATTTTCCTACTAATTTTATAGTATCAGATCCATTAAGTTCATACCCCAATGAATCGGTATCAAATGTTAGGGTTATATTACTACCATTATCTACAAATGAGTAGTTATCGGCTGTAATATAGGTTCCATTTATAGCTACTATAAATTTAGTTTCTTCCGATAAATCTATGTAATCAACGCTCGGTGGAGTTGCTAATGTAGTGTTTAAAGCCACTGCGGTATCACTTGATGTTACGGTAGCACTTCTTGTATTTGTAATAGATAAGTAGTAAGCGACTTCTTCAAATCCAATATCTGTTCTTACAGAAAGAGGGACTGTTACTTCTGTTAGAGCCCCAATTTGATTTACTCTATTAAATGATTTATCCGCTGATAATAAAGTATCTAATTCTTGCTGTGTAGTTACTTCCGTTAATTCAGTTTCAATTTCATTAAAAAGAACAACTTTTTGAGTAGTATAGGACTTGATTACTTGTTCATCATCACCATCATCTATAATTTCAGGTAATAGATATGCCTTTACATCCAATGTAAACGTTGTCCTAACCAATCTATCCTGCCCACTTGATAATTCTGTTGATGTACCAAATGATTCAATAGATGATTTAAATTTAGGTCCCCCATCTACACCCCAATATTCATCTGAATTCCAATTTAATTGTTCAATCAATTGGTTGGTATGAGATACAAATTCTGTCCAAATAATAAACTCATAACTCATCTGAACAAAATCACCTATTCTAACTTTGTAAATTTCTTGAGTTGGTTTGAAATCAATTTGCTGTGAAAACTTATCAAATCTATTTTTATTACTATATCCTGTTGTATATGATACTCTTTGATTACGATTAAATCTGTTTATCAATTCACTTCTTCTTTCCAACGAATTTCTGCGGAAAATAATTAGTGGAATTTGAACCTGTCCTTTTTGATCTTTGATGTATCCGTTTTTAGTTGCTTGTAACCATCTTTCCGGAGAACCATAGATAATAGGAACATTTACTCTTGTATCATTTGTGATGACATGGATGTTTTTAGATTCTAAGTAAGAAAGAATAGCGGTATCTACATCTACAATCGAAATGTTTCTTGTTTTGAAATCACTTCCAACTTTACTTCTTTGTAAAGATCGGTTGAATGATGAATCTTCTTTTATACCTTGGTTCAATGCCATCTTAATATAATTCCTCTATGTTCAATCCACTTCTTCGTTTCATATGGGTATCTACTATAACTGAGTTACTGAAATTTATATTTCCAGCTATCAATTCATTTTCAATTACACCATCAACTTCGAAAAAAGCATCATTAAATTTGATAATATCACCCACTTGAATTACTAACTGAACCCCCTCTAATATAGAACGTAAAAATCTAAACTGAATAGTTTGTGTTACGTCCGATCCAAACCCTTCATAATTTGTAGCTTGATTTTCTCTACTGATATAGCAGTTTACCTGAAATCCAACCTTGTAGGATTTACCCCCAACTGATTCACCATATAAATTTGTTTCACTCTGCCCTAAATCCAATTTGTATATAATTACAGGAGTTTCGACAAAATCATTTATCAATTCCTTATTGAATGATTGAAACAAATCAAAATCTCTTTGCTTTAAGAATGACATGGTTGTATGTTATCCTATGAAAATTGGTATTGGTATTCTTGATAACTGCTGATTCATTTTCTCAGAAATTTCTTGTTCAATTTCCATTTGTCTTCTTCTACTTGTTTCTTCCAAGTTTTCTCTCAATTGTGTAATCAAGGTTTCTTTTTCGGCACTTGCTTCTGCTCTTAATGCTGCACCATCCAATGAAATTGTTTCACCTGGAATTGGTATTGAACTATACTTTTCTCTAATCGCACCCAATACTTCTTTTGATAACGCAAGTGTATATTTTCTAATCCATTGCTTTCCAACAT